ACATCAACGGACCCACCAAAACCTGTTCCGGCAGCTGTTACAGTTATACTATCAACAGGATATGCAGTAACAGCAGTTGCTGCTTTATAAAAATCCATATGAGGGTTAACCTGTATACCTTCTGCAGTTACTATAATCTCCTCTTCAGGAGTTTGAGTCATAGTAGCACTAACTAAATTATATCTAGCATCTGAACCAGATCCTGTTTTTATAATAGAATACATAGTATCAGAATCAACAGTCACATAGTGTACATCACCAGGACATTTCCAATTAAACCATGTCTGCATTAAATCTTTTTCACCGTCACTATAAGTACGATAAAAATATATATTACCTTCTAAATCAGCATCCTTCCCATATATAGCAATAAAACTATTTTGAGGACTAGCTATTAATCTATCAATTTTAGCAGGTATATATTCCGACACAACTCTAGCTATATCAACAACCCTTGGTAATTGTCCGATACCTTGTGGCTGAAACCCAAATACTCTAGTATAACCAGCTGTAGCATGCGTCTTACTAACAAAACATATATAATTACCTACATCAACAGGGTCTATATCCGTCTCCATTTTATAATTAGAAAGGCTCCGTATCAATGCTGTATTAGGTGTTAAATTACCATCAGCAGAGAACATAACAAACTGTTGGTTCTGACTGAATAGCAGTAAACCACTAGCTGAGGGTACAATGCCATGCAATACAGCAGGTTTAATACTAGAACAACTAAGGTCAACAGGATCAGCATCCGTAGATGTCTGAGCTGTAGTCATGTAGAAATTATAGAAGTCATCAGACTTACTCATTGAGACATTATCTTCTGTTAAGAAACCAAGTCTATTGTTATAATAAAAAGCTTGTTGTATTGTTTTACCATTAAACGATGGGTGTTCGTTTGTTGTATCATCACCTACAATTCTATCATTATAACTAATCTGTGAAAATGTAAAATGATTTCTTACATCATTATATAATTTATGAGGTAATGATTCATCTTTAAGTCCAGGAGTAACAGCAGGTGATTTAGTCTCTTCCCATACACCTGCACCTGTTGTACCATTAGTAGCTACAAATTTAGCATAGTAAGTATCATAAGGAGAAGCTGTATTATTTATTGTTACTGTACGGTCATGCTTACTTTCAGCTGGTAGTTCAGTAATAAGGTCAACTGTATCTTGATAAGATGTTAAAGCTGAACCAGTTCTACCACCTGTTACAGTAACTGTAAAAGGAACAGTACCTGTTAATTCAAGAGATTGACCAATAATTTCAGCAGTTATGGAAGGTATACCATGCACACCAGCTTCTGTGTCACTAGTCCCTCCAGATCCATCTTTGAAATGGCTGTATGTGTTATCACCAGATTCAGTGCCATCTTTTAAGTCATTTAATATATCATTAGCACTAAGGAAGTAAGTAGTATCTGCATCATTAGTAGCAGTATCCCCAGCTCTAGTTGATACTCTACATGTATATACAGCACTGCTACCTGAACCACTGTGGGTAACTGATACCTCATATTTAGAACTGTATTCTACTAAATGTATTCTAATAGTAGCTACTTTTTTAGATACAAAAGCAGGGCTTAAAGCCTGCTCAGTTACTACTCTATTTTTATTTGTAATAATAGTAGTATCTCTAATAGTCAAGAAATCATAATCTTCTGCATTCACAGAAGCGACAGCATCAGCTGTTTCTTCCTTACCTAAGTAATTCCTAGCATCAGTGCCATAAGTCATATGACACTTTTTAAAGACACCATTTGATATAGTAGCTACATCTACTCTACCAGCACCATTACCTCCAGGAATAGTAATTGTTTCATTCTCTGCATAGCCCTTACCACCGTCAACAACTGCGACACCTGTTATATCACCACTACCACCTACAGAAGTTATTCTAAGGGTTAATCCAGTACCAGAGCCATCTGATGTTGTATTAAGATATGCAGTACTTGCTGTTTCTGAGTAACCAGTCCCAGGTACAATAGTATCAGAATCAACAGTTGTTACCACGTCATCATCAAGTACAGTATTCCACATATGGATTTCACCATAAGATGATGTCTTTTTACCTACTATACATCCTATATATTTCTCATCTGAGTCACGGTTATAATAAAACCATTTACCATTGTCTAAATCTGTTGCATCATAATCTGAACCTCCAGTAGTTATACCATCAGCTAGTTCAGATATAAATTTAAAACCAGGCCTTTTTGTTAAACCGAATGTAGGATCAGGATAAGCATTTATAGCTTCAGATACTTGTCCTACTTTTTTCTTATCATCAGGTTGGTTTGATACACCACCTAAAAAATTTGGTATTGTTTGAGTTACAGCAGCCATTAGCGATACAGTGCTTGATAAGGTTTGTAAGCATCATAAGGTTTCTTACCTCTTTGATGTCCAAAGATAGTATAATCACCTTGATTGCATTCATATTCTAAAGCTTGAGCTCTATTCCATTGCTCTTTCTGAGAAAGTATTTGATACTGTTGAGCATCACCTACAATTCTACTAGACACAATGGCTGCAGCTCTAGCTATAATATAGTCTTGAATAGGTATAGGTAGATCAACCCAATCAAAATAATAAACAACATCACATCTTACACCATCACTCCATTTAGTTGAATCCCAAGTATAAGTATGATTTATTTTTTCATATAATTTACCACTTCTTCTAACGGCTTCATATTGATTATCTACTTCATCATTTAAATCTATTTGTAATATATTATTAGGTATTACTATTTGGTCATCAGAATCTGGAGTAAATTTAACATAAACTTCTCTGTTAAATGTCCAGCCTTCTGCCTGCACTTCTCGTGATACACTAATTAATGTATCATAAGCAATCGCAACGTCCGGGTTGGTTTGATCGAGGGTGGTGACAGGTGCCTGACCCACAGACGCCAGTATTTGATTGACAGCAGGTAGTTCTTCAGCAGCGTTAGTGGTAGGGAAAGCCATAGTTAATATTTGTAAATAAAAAAAAGGGAGCCGAAGCCCCCTCTTATAGTTAACTGCGAGATTGCGCAGGTGCGTCACATTCGACGCCAGTATATGCAAAGCGTAGGTTCTTGGTATCAGAATAAACATCAGATGCAGAATAAGATCCGCCTTCAGTTTGTGATACAGACTTACGTATTGCTGTGTTACCACCGCTTATACCAGCGGTAGCGCCAGAAACGCCATTGTTTCCAGCGGCTGTTGCAGCGTTTGCCATAATTATTTATTAAGTATTAGCGTCACCTCTAGCTGTAAGACCGTCAGATTGTAACTGTCTTCCATACTCTAAAGGGGTCTTAGCGCCTTGTGTTTCAGAACGTGTAGTCCCCACAGCTTGACCTGCAGGGATAGTTCTTGTTGTTGCTACTCCAGGTTTAACTGACATAGTATACCTCAAGCAGTTTGGATTTCAATAGCAGCAGCAGGGTTAAGTGTACCTACACCCATTGCCAAACGTCCAACGATCAAGTCACCCTGATACATTGTTTTAACGTCAGCTCCAGTTGTCTGTACTTGTGGGCCGATGGCTTCCACGACACCAGCTGCGTCCTTCTGGTAGATTAGACCTGCATGGTCTGCGAATGCACCAGAGTAATCGTTGTTCTCACCAGCTTGTGCATTAACTGTACCAGCTTGGAAAGGTAGGTTGTTGGAACGCTTGATGTCGATACCGGCAATAGATACCAGTCCTTCACCAGAGTTCAAGTTACCCTGTGAGTTACCGTAGTCACGGTTAAGGATGTTAGAATCAACCTGAGATACTAGAGCGTAGTACTGGCGAGGTGCGAGTACTGCAGTACGTCCAGTCTTAGGTAGGTTCTTTTCATCAAGAATTGAAGCTGCTTCAAAGAAAGCGTCAACCAAACGCTGAGCATCATACTCGTTGTTAGCACCAATCTTAATGATTGAACCACCTGGCTCTGGGCCTGGTGATGCAGTGATTGGATGTGCTTCACGAGCTGCTAGTGCGACGGTACGGAATACCTTCTTGTCGTAAGCTTCGGCCAAAGCATGACCGATCTTCTTAGAGATCTCACTTCTCAGGGAGTAGTGAGCAAGTGTTTCATCAAGATCATATACGAAAGCTGAGCTTATGAGAAGGTCGTCACAGACGATAGTCTTCTCTGCTACTGGAGGATCACCCGATCCGAGAATGGGTTCTCCTGGAGTATGATAAGCCGCTTGCATACGACCAGTGAAGATGAACTGTAGACTCTTACCGTTCTTTAGTTGACGGTTTTGTACAGTTCCTTTTGCTATCGTTGCTGACTCATAAGCTTTGAAAAGCTCACCAGAGAACAGCTTTAGATAGGTTGCGTACTTGGTATCATAAGCAGTACCGAGCGAGAGCGGAGTCTGGCTGGTATTGTTAATAGTACCA